AATAAAAATCTCCGAGGATTACGGCTTCAAGGTTGACATGAGCGAGATAAATCCGAAACTCAAGCCTCACAACAAGCTGATGGTAAAGTGGCTTGTTGAAGGTGGCAAGAGAGCGTGTTTTGCCTCGTTCGGCCTGCACAAGACCGTCACTCAGCTGGAGGCCGTGCGGCTCACTCTCGCAAAGGTCGGGCATGGCTCCGGCTTGATTGTCTGCCCTCTGTCTGTCAGACAAGAGTTCGTTGAAGATTCCAAGAACATTCTCGGATGGGTTATCCCCCCTAAATTCATACGTCGCCCCGAAGAGATGGACGGTGACGGCATCTACCTCACCAATTACGAAAGTATCCGCGACGGCAAGTTAGACCCCGAATTGTTTGTAGTCGCCAGTCTTGACGAGGCATCGGTTCTGAGAGGTCTCGGCGGCTCAAAGACATTCCGAGAATTTATGCGACTGTTCACCGGCGACGGTGGCCCCATGCAGGTTCGCCGCCAGGCAGAGCGTATAAAGTTCCGCTATGTCGCCACGGCCACGCCCTCACCAAACGACTACATAGAGCTGCTGGCTTATGCCGACTTCCTGGGCATTATGGATGTGTCGCAAGCAAAAACAAGGTTCTTTAAGCGGGATTCCACGCACGCCGACAACCTCACCCTCCACCCACACAAAGAAGAGGAGTTCTGGCTATGGATATCCTCGTGGGCGCTGTTTGTCAGCAAGCCATCGGATATCACTGGAGACCCCGCCGACGATGAGGGTTACATTCTGCCTGACCTCGACCTGCGATGGCACGAGATACCGACGGACTACTCTAAGCCGAGTGTTGACAAATACGGCAATCCTGTATTATTCGCTACTGAGGCGATGGGATTGCAACAGTCGGCAAAGGAAAAGCGAGAGAGTCTGCCGGCCCGTATCGAGAAGATGATGGAGTTGAGAGCAGAGGATCCCGATGCTCACCGCATCATCTGGCACGACCTTGAGGCGGAACGCCACGCCATCGAGAAAGCCATTCCCTCTATCAAATCCATCTACGGCCCCCAAGACTATGAGAAGAGAGAGAAAAACATCCTCGACTTCTCCTATGGCCGAATTCAGGAACTTGCGGCAAAGCCTGTTATCGCCGGTTCCGGCTGTAACTTCCAACGCTATTGTTCCTGGGCCATATATCTCGGTATAGGCTATAAGTTCAATGACTTTATCCAGTCAATCCACCGCCTGCAACGATTCCTTCAGACTAAGAAAGTCCGTGTTGACCTCATCTATACCGAGGCCGAGCGTGGCGTGCGCAAGGCTCTTGAAACAAAGTGGCAGAACCATAACAAACTCATTCAAAACATGACCGAAATAATTAAGAAATATGGACTCTCTCACAAAGAAATGTCGGCACACCTTGCCCGCAAGATGGGCGTTGAGCGTGTAGAGGTGTCCGGCGACGGCTACCGCATAGCAAACAATGACAATGTTCTGGAATTGCAGAACACCGAACTCTACCCGGACAATTCTGTGGGTCTCATCGTAACATCCATTCCGTTTGCAACCCAATACGAATACTCCCCAAACTACGCTGACTTCGGCCACTCGGAGAGCAACGAGGAGTTTTTCAAGCAGATGGACTACCTCACGCCTAATCTCTACCGGGTGCTCCAGCCCGGGCGCATGGCCATCATCCACGTCAAAGACCGCATAGTGCCTATGGGATTAAGCGGCATGGGGTGTCAGACGGTATATCCGTTCCACTGCGACTGCATCAGACACTACACAAAACACGGCTTTGCCTACATGGGCATGAAAACCATCGTTACCGATGTGGTCCGGGAAAACAATCAGACCTACCGCCTTGGCTGGACCGAACAGTGCAAGGACGGCACAAAGATGGGTGTCGGTATGCCTGAATATCTTCTCATCTTCCGTAAGCCTGCCACAGACCGCACCAATGCCTATGCCGACATTCCGGTAGTCAAGGATAAAAAGTGGTGGAACGAGCAGACCCGGACCTGGGATAACCCAGACGGGTATAGCCGCGCCCGCTGGCAGATGGACGCACATGGATACACTCGCTCATCGGGCGACAGGCTGATGACACCGGCCGAGATTGCCAAGATGGATCACAAGTCAATCTTCCGTTTCTTCAAGAAGTACTCTCTCAACGAGGTATGGGATTACGACTATGTAGTGAAGATTGCCGAAGAACTGGAACTGCACGGGAAACTCCCGACGGGCTTTATGTTACTCCAGCCCGGCAGTTGGACTGACCATGTATGGGCCGACATAGCGCGTATGCGCACCCTCAACACCATTCAGTCAGTCAAAGGTAAAGAGCAGCATCTTTGCCCTCTGCAATTCGACATCGTGAACCGCGTTATCGACCAGATGAGCAACCCCGGCGATGTGGTACTTGACCCCTTTGGCGGCCTGATGACCGTTCCATATTGCGCTTTAAACAAAGGTCGTAAGGGATGGGGCATAGAACTCTCGCCGGTATATTTCCTCGATGGCGCTCAATATTGCAAAGCGGCCGAGCATAAGAAGGAGGCCCCCACATTGTTTGACCTGCTTGATGACGAGAGCCGGGAGCAAAACGAAGAGGATCTCATACCTGCTGAACTCCAAGACAAACTATAATAATTATGAAACGAGAAGATGGCCAGACCGCCTCGGGCTTGAGCCTGCCGGTCGTAGTCTTTGTGGTGTTCCTTACTCTGCGCCTCGCCGGAGTCATATCCTGGTCATGGTTGTGGGTAACATCGCCGCTTTGGATTGTCGCTGCAATAATCGTGGCAATCACAATTCCCTATGCAGTGGTATTCACATATCGCTATCGCAAGCACAAACGTAACTAACCTTATCAGCTATGATGGCAATAATCAGACCACCTCCCGACAATTGTGAAAGAGATAACACCCAGTCATTCACCAAACCCAATCTTCACCAATGGCAATAACGCTGAACAAGTACGCTATCCAATGCGAAGAGATAGCTATCGCCAGTGGCGGGATAACCTCCGGCTCATCGGCTCGGCCATTGCTTTATGATATATCCAGACACTGGCGCAGGCTGCTTGAGTCGTCAAGTTTCCAAAGCGACAATATCGAATCATGGAGTGAGAAGGAAGAGGCGGCGGCAGACGTTATGATTTCCACGTTAGCCTATCTCCGGCGCATTGGATGCAAGAACATCGAACAGTTGCTCAGAGACGCAACAGAGCGACACGCCCGGCAAAATGAGTAGGTTTCGTTAATGGCTATTATTGATGATGTACCCCCGATGATGTAAAATAGCAATGACCGAAAATACAATTTTAGCAATCGGCCTCTTGGATTTCAACAAGGGGCAACTCAAAGGACTCCCGAAGAATCCCCGGTTCTTTCGGGATTATCGCTATGAGGCGATGAAAAGGAGCATTCAAGAATCGCCCGAAATGCTCGAACTGCGTGAACTGATAGTGTATCCTTATTCCGAGGGGCGCTATGTGGTCGTTTGCGGCAACTTGCGCTTGCGTGCCTGTAAGGAACTCGGATATAAAGAGCTTCCCTGCAAAATTCTCAACCCAGAAACCGACGTGAAGAAGTTGCGTGAATATGCCACAAAGGACAATGTGAACTTCGGAGAGAACGACATGGATGTGATGACCAACGAGTGGAACAAATCCGAGTTGCAGGACTGGGGCGTGGAGTTCGCCCCGGAAAAGCCAAAGGATGAGTTCAAAGAGCGTTTTGACTCTATCTCCGATGATACAGCCATATATCCCCTCGTTCCCAAGTATGATGAGAAACACGAACTGTTCATCATTCAGTCCGGCAACGAGGTTGACAGCAACTGGCTCCGTGAGCGTCTGGGTATGCAGCGTATGCGCTCATATAAGACGGGCAAAGTGAGCAAGAGCAATGTTATCGACGTTAAAGATGTCCGTGTCGCATTGGAGGGCGAGAGAAAATGAGTAACCTCAAAATCGTAATACCCTCGCATAAGCGACACGATAGAGTTTTCGCCAAGAAACTTGTCAATAACCCCATCATCTGTGTGGCCGAGAGCCAGGCAGACCTCTACCGCCAGTATAACCCGGAGTGCGAGATTGTAACACATCCCGATGATGTGATTGGGCTTATTCCTAAAAGAAATTGGATGGCCCGGCATTTTGGCGACCTTATGATGCTCGACGATGATGTTCACGTTGTCAAGACCCTCTTTTGCGAGAAGGGAGAGACTGGAGTAATCCGCAACCCGGACCAGATAACCCACATAATAGAGTCCTTGTATGATTTGGCGTGTCTGCTCGATGTTCACCTGTTCGGCTTCACTTCTGCCATATCGCCGGTAATGTATAACGAGTGGGGGGATTACTCCCTCTCTAAGATGATTACCGGTTGCGCCTATGGAGTGAGGTACAACAAGAATGTCTGGTGGAATGAAGAAATCAAGCTCAAAGAGGATTTTTGGATTTCGTGCTACATGAAGTTCAAAGAGCGCCGTATCCTCACTGACCTCCGCTACAACTTCGCCCAGAAAGGCACATTTGTCAATGCCGGCGGACTGGCAGCGTTCCGCAATCAGGAAGAGGAACGCCGCTCGATATTGTTCATCAAAAAGCATTTTGGGGACAGCATCAATATCAAAGGCGCAACCAACAACGGCAAAGACAAGACAAAGCAGCTCGTGGAGTACAACATATCCTGTAAGTTCAAATTCTAACCTGCTGATTATCCGCTAAAAATGGCGTTAAAATGGTGCTCAATCTGATTGCATATATCGTCATTTTTGGCTAACTTTACAGAAAGTAAACCATCAAATAGCAGCAAGTTATGATAATAAGAACCATAAACGGCTACGATTTCTTTGAGGTCAGTTCAGCCATGCAGAAAGCAATCCGGCGGGCCGATGCCCGAGTTGCCGGATTCTTTGCCCTGGAGCTTTGGCACAGTAACTACCGGGATTATGTCTGGAAGCGTCTGTTCACCATCTCGGCCGAGGACTGCTACGGCCTGATTACTGCCGAGATAGAGGCATTGTGGCAAGGGCACGAATTAGTCAACAAGACGGCCAAGGACCCAAAGGGGCGCATCTTTGTCAGCAAGGCTGTGATACTCCTTTGCGGGTGTCGCAAGAGCCGCGATGCAGACCATTTGCAGAATCTTGTCTATGACCGCAACGACGTGGATGTTGAGCGGTGGATTGATGATGCCCGGCATTATCCAATCCCCATACCTCCATACACGTATGATGTTCACACCCGAAAGGGGAAAAAGAGAGGCAGAACCAAAGAAGAGTTCTTCCGAGAAGAGTATGAGGCGTTGCAGCCTCGGGTGCCCGGTCTGTTCGATAGCCTCGTACCTCAACCATTAAGCGACTTGTTCGGCGGTTCGGATCCAAAGTCCGGGCCGCTTTAATTTTCCAATAACATGAATCTATCACCATTAGACAAAGAGATGCTGGCGAAGATGGGTATTGATCCGAACGCAATGCCCATTCGTCCGGCATTCGATTTAGGCATACATATTCCGTCCAAGCGCCCCCAGGCCCCAAAGGCGATAAGTCCGGAAGAGGCTAACAATATGTTCGGGGTATCACTTGCCGTCAAGATGAATTTCATCCCTCAGATGCTTGTAGCCCTCGCTCTTGATTATGCTGCCCGGTTCGTGAATCATTGCCGGGAAAAACGTATCAGCGAGTTCAAGAAGCACAACCGCCTCATAAAGCTCTGCATCGAAGAGCACAGCGCCTGCCTCGCCAAATCCTATGGCTCCGCGTTTCAAGCATACTCAAACTATGTAAAGCGATATTTTGAATATGTAGATGTTGACCGTTTCAAGATGTGGTGTAGCATAGGGAATGTTGTCAATCGGCAGATTCCGAAAGATAGGGACCATGACGGCGCCAAACTAATTGCAATCATTCATAAGCTGATTGACTATGCCGAGGAATATGACCGCAAGATGGATAAAGTGATTGCCGAAAAGGTCAATGCTCCAGTCAGTCGCAAGCAGGATGATATGTTGAAACTCATAGCTGCAATGTGCTATGAGTTTGAGGATACATGGGGGTTCAAGTTAGAGCCAGACCCCATCGTAGATATGAATATCAGAGTACTTGCCAATAGAGCGTCAAACCTTGCTGACCACATCATCGGAGAGGAAAACGTCAGTAAATGTTAAGGTGGTGAAATGGTGTTCATTCTGATTGCAAAATCCGCTTTTTTTGGCTAACTTTACAGTATAACAAACTAAAAGTCAATCCAATATAACCGAGACAATAATGAAAACTATCGCCGACCTCAACGCCCTTATTCCTACCCTCGTGGAGCTCCTCCACAACAATGACCACGAAATCGGAGAGTCTTACTATGAGCAAGATGAGGATGGTTGGGGACGATGCGATGAACCGGCCACCAATTACCTCTGCTACGATGACGACGGATGGCTCATAGAGATAACCTATGAGTGCTGTGCTGAGACCTACAACGACCCAGGCGATTATTGGACTCCACCCAGCCATGACCTCAAAGGTGCCTGGGGAAAGGTAACGGAAATCCTCGCCTCCCACACCGACGAGGAAACTGATGAAGAGTCCGAGTTCAGCGACGATGATTTGAAAGAACTCTGGGGAGCTCTTGATGAAGAGCTGAAAGATATTGCATAAGTCAAACCAATAAAACCACCAGCTATGAATGTGAAAGAACTTATAGCCAAGTTGCAAAAACTACCTCAGGACAAAGAAGTGAGGTATGCAGTCAACAAGGGTCGTGGAAAGCGAACCCTCTGCGCTATCAACGACATCGAGATTTATGAAAACGCATGGGTAATCCTCCAATTCAAAGATAGATGACACGGAAAGAGAGACAAGAGGCCCGGGCGGAGCGTTACCGTCAATTCGCCGAGAATGCCGAAAAGAGAGCCACCGCCGCTTTCAATGCCAGCAGCGCCGCCGTTGAGAATATTCCCCTCGGTCAGCCTATCCTCGTCGGCCATCACTCCGAGAAAGCCCACCGCCGCGCACTGGAGTGTTCCCACGGGGCAATGATGCGGAGTGTTCACGAGTCAGAGAAAGCCGCCTACTATCGACAGAAAGCCGAGGCGGTTGAAAATAACGATAACATCTATCTCGGTGATGATGACGCGATAGAGCGGCTGAAAGAGAAGGTTGCCAAGCTCACCACTCTTCAGGAGCAGATGAAAGGGTCAAACAAGATTCTGCGAAACTCCAAATTGACGCATATCGAAAAGATTGACGCGATAGTTACTCTTGGTGTCTCTGAGGCCAAAGCAACGCGGATAGTCCGGGAAAACCTTATATTCCCCGGCTACACTCTCACCAATAACAATGCCAAAATCAATGCCGCCAAAAAGCAGCTTGCAAAGGCTGAGAGTCTGGCATCAAAGGAGGATAAAGAATACAGCGTCGGAGACATCACAATCGAAGAATGCTATTCTGAGAATCGGGTGAGAGTTTATTTTTCCGGCGTCCCGGATGTGGAAACGCGAATACAGTTGAAACGAAACGGATTCCACTGGGCAAAGTCAATGGGATGCTGGCAGGGATATATCAACCGCCGGACTCTCGACTTCATCAAAGAGATAACAAAGTCAAACCAATAAACCGAAATAATATGGGATACAGAATCCATGTAGCCGAAATCTATCAGGTAAAACGTCGTTTGTATGATAACTTCAATGGAAAGTCAGAGGCTATCAATCGTATGCTTGCCGAGAACTGCCCCGGCCTAATATGGGAGGGTGAGGATGTAGAGTGTTCGGAACGGCTTGAAGTGCCACGCGCCGAACTCGGAGACCTCATCGCCAAAATCGCCTCGGATAAAGAGGATTTTGAGAAATGGGCAAAACTCTACGACATAGAGGAGAGTGCCAATCAAGTCATTGCCATTATCGCC